GAGTCACCTGATGAAGCTAGTTTAGCAGAGTAACCTGATGAAGCTAGTTGAGCAGAGTCACCTGATGAAGCTAGTTTAGCATAGTCACCTGATGAAGCTAGTTGAGCATAGTCACCTGATGAAGCTAGTTGAGCATAGTAACCTGATGAAGCTAGTTTAGCAGAGTAACCTGATGAAGCTAGTTGAGCAGAGTAACCAGAAGAAGCTAGTTGAGCATAGTCACCTGATGAAGCTAGTTGAGCAGAGTCACCTGATGAAGCTAGTTTAGCAGAGTCACCTGATGTTATATTTCTACTTAAAAAATCAATTGATAGTTTTATAAATTTTTGTAATTCAAAATTGATATGTAATTTGTTATTCTTTTCCCCCACCAACGGAATATAATCCAATAAATCTAATGACATAAATTCTTCTCCATTCTTGCCTATAAGTTTATTTTTTTTATACCAATACACTTTTTTAAAAAACTTATTATTTTTATGTAATTGCTTTAATAATTTTGATATATTTACATATCCCAAATTTTTCATTTCATTATCACTTACTTCCATCCCTATTTCCTCTAAAAACTCTACCACATATTTAATATAATCTGGATGTATTTCACCATTACCTTTTCCTTTAATTTGGGAATCTTTCTCAATCGTACAATGAGGATTGTTTTTTTGATCTCGTAATGAATAGATAGTAGTGTCTTTACCATAATAACTAGCGACACAATGACTCATAAGTTTCCCCTCTCTATTATAGGCATTTTTTGAAAGTAGTTTTACAAACTTAAATCCATCTTTTTCCCAATTTTTAACAACATCATAATCAACACCTTCTATCTCATCTTCTTTTACTGTAACTGATTGTAGTTTTTTATTCCATTTCTCTGCTTTGTCTCTAATTGTTGCATATCCTATAGTGGAATAAGATTTTTTTGTTGAATATAAAAAATCTAATATATGCTCAATCTCTGTTTGATTTTCAGGATTAGATTTAAGCCATTTTTCCAATTGATTATTAACAAAATCAATCTCATGTTGGTTGTTGTTGTGGAATTGTTTAATATATTCGAGATACATAAGTAAGTTGTTAAGATTTACTGGTTAAGATTAACTTAGATTGTGACGAAGTAAAGTATTTATTTCTACTTCCATTTTTTTATATTCTTTTTTAGGCACTACTATATCTGTTCTCAATCCTCTATAATCACCATTAGATTGTTGAACAAACGTGTCTGCTTCTGTTATTCCATATTTTGCCTGTATGGATTTCATATGCGGTATGATTTCTATGATGTTCATTGTATATAGTTACGAGATTTTTCTCCTGAATAAATAGAGCGTAGTACATCTAGTTTTGCCATTAAAATATCATACTTGAGCTTGACTCGAATCTTCTCTGCATTGGCAGAAGTAAGCATAGCAAGATGATTTTTGTATACTTCACTTCCAAGAGCCAACATCTCACGATCTTTAGCCGATAATGTTTTGTCGAGTTTGTTATATTCTTCTGCCAAGACAGCCTTCTTTGTTTCGTCGAGGTTCTCAAAGCTAGAAATTGCATCTGCTAGGTAGTCTTTTCCTTTTTCAAGAACATCTATTGTTTTGAGCATTTCTTGTTCGAGGTCGATTAGTTTATCATTGTTCATAATATTTCAGTAAAAGGACAAAATTGTCATGTTATGGATCAAAATGGTACGTCCTCCACACTAATAGGTGGTTCGTATGTTGATTTGCTTCTTAGGTTTTCAATGTCTTTATCGACTTCATCATTGATAGCTTCTTTATTTGGTGCTTTTGTAGGTCTTCCGCTTTTATCGTTGAAGAAATACTTTTTAATCTGTTCACCTGTTTGTGGATCAAATCTTTTTACAATATCAACTACGACTTCCCCACTATCAAATAAATGTTTATTCTTAATGTTAGCGAATACTGTGATCCATTCTCCTTCGATATTAGTACAATACATCCACCATTTACCCGCTTTTCCTGTTCCAGATTTATGTGTTCCTTCTAACCACACTCTGTTCTCCTTATCCCACTCTCGTTGTGGTCTGACTTTGAGTGTGTGTGTTCCAAAATCCAACACGTCAACTAAATTTTTCTTTTCCATAGTAATTTTTTAAGAGATAATATATGCTTCTTTAATAGTTTAATATTTTCTTCCTTCTTCTCTGGTTCGTCCATAGACTCTTGAGATAGTATCATAATCTCGTCGGCTGTATCAATAATACTTTGATAGTCTTTATTTTTCATAAGTTTGAAATTTCATTTCTTTAAGTCTGCGATATAAATTCAAAGCTCCGAGAAATGCTTCAAAGTTCTTGTCAGAGTCGTTTCCTTCTACGACTTCTAGTTCTCCATCCTTTCCGAGTCGTACAATCATACACTTGTCAATCTTGAGTTCTGGATATTCCTCCTCAAGTGCATATTTGTAGGCTGCTAATTGTAGGAAGTATTCATTATAGACAGCTGATGATGTTTTAAAATCTCCGATATACTTCTTTCCGTCAATAACAGCTGTAAAGTCAAGTGTACCAGCATATCCATACTTCTTAGAATATATCTTACGTTCCGATAGTTTAAATTCTACTTTGTTCTTTGTAACAAATTCTTTAAATGCTTCTACTGACTTTCGTATTTGTTCATTGACTGGCATCTCTGGATTTTTACCTGCAATATAATCCTCGCACCATTGATGGACTATTGTTCCTATATCAGCAGCCTTGTCAGTTTTAGATTTATAAATCTTCTTTGCCTCTGCAATTAGTTCCTTTTTCTCTATCTCGTCGTAAGCCTTCCCGACGATCATCTTCTCGGTTAGATTGTTTGCCATTTCTTTAACAGCCCAAGGAACAAGAGCAGGTTTACTAATCACTCCAAGTATGGAAGTAACACCGTCTATTGTTTCTCCATTAACTGTATAGTGATGTTTAGCTTCGTTGAACTCTAACTCAATTTCTCCGTTGTATAGTTTTGTTGTCATTAGAATATCAAAGATAAAATATATAAGATAATTGCGAATGTGATATAGCTTTTTTGATCACTAACTTCTACTTCATCCCAAATAAAGATAACCAGTAGACAATAAATAAATATTATAAATGAAAACATATTATTGTTGGTTAAATTCTTTAGCTTCTTGTTTGCAATCTTCGCAGAATGCTTCATCTTCAATCACATCATCTCCACATCTCTCACAACCTTTACCTTCAAGGAGATTATACTCTCTTATGAGTGTTCCTGCATTTCGTAAAAAGAGGTCGTAATTTTTGTGTTCTTTTTGTATGGCGTAGACTGCTAGTCTAAGTAGTTCAATACTTTGATCGAGCATTTCTCGTTTTTCCATATAAATTGGGTTAAGAAGTATGATTCAAGTATATAGGAAATAAATTAGAAGTCAATACTTTGTTTGTTTTTTTAGTTGACACATTCTTTTTTCTGTTGTAAGAACTTGCACAAGCTGTTGAACAGAATTTCTTTGTTCTTGTTCCGAATATCTCTCGGAAACATTGTACACATTGTAGTTTCATATTCCAAGTAGTAATGATCTAAGGTTCTTTTTAGCTTTTTTGAGGTGGTATTGTGTAGCATGATAAGATAGTCCATATTCCTTACCTGCTTCTTTGATAGATACTGGCTCACAATCTATTCCACATACTCGTATTAGGATTCTGCTTTGGATCGGTGGTATCATTTGAAGAAGTCTACTGACGTTCCCATAACTGACGTTTGTTTTTAGGTCTTCTGCTTCTGCACCTTCGTCAGATATTTCAATATCGTCGGTGTATTCTATATTTTTTGTCTGCTTGAGTTCCTTAATCATTGCACCGTTTATCCATTGGTACAGGTATGTTCGCAAATCAGCTGTACCTTCTTTATATTTCTTAATTCCCATTATAGCACTCTCTCGACCTGCTTGTAAGAGATCATTGACATCCCCACCATAACGAGCATACTTCCATGCCATCTTTTGGATATAAGGATCTATTTTCTTTAATTGTTCTTCCATTTTGTCTTCCATCTTATAGGCTTAAGAGATAAAATATTATAGCGATCAACATAATGAGCATAATGTTATCTTCGAGAGCTTCAATTAGTTTTTTCATATAAAAGGGGTAAAAGAATTAAGAGATTCCATACAGGACATTATTTGATTTGCACTTGCTCTGAATTGTGTTATTTTGTCGGCTTCTTCTTTTGTAACTTTATCTTTTGCCAAGAGTCGATAGTATTCAGATCTAGGACACATTTTCTTTTTATTTATTTCGATATCTGTATAATACGAATTGATGTTATGCCTTAATTTTGCCATTTTTAATATTTTTATTAAAGTAATTTTTTTGTCTTATGTGAGAAAATGCCTTCTTTACTCTGTTTTCCACTTCCTTTTGTTGTGGAGAGTTGAAAAATTCAGGATAGCGTTGTTCGATTGTCATCATAAAGTAGAGGGTTAAGAAGTAGGTTCGACCTAAATATACAGAATCAAAATAGGATTGTCAATATTTTTACTCCATTTCATAAGCAAGAATATTAAAATGTTGTATAATATCTTTTTATTGTTTTTTGTGATTTGGCTTTCTGGTGCTAATAAGTGTAAATCCAACACAATAATTCTGTGATTCTGTCAAGGAGAAATAAAAAATCAACTTAACTTTTTCCTTCAAACTCGTCTTAATATATATGAGAGGTAAAACTCTTAGGACACTCCCCTGCCAGGTAGACCGTAGGGGATCAAGTGGGTAGCTTCATTGCTACGGGGGATCGTCTATCTGCGACTCATCGACGCCTCAGTGATTAAGGTGTATGTAGTCTTCCCCACAACCTCGATTGAGAAAAGTCGAGTATAGATATTCTTCTGCCAGTAACTCTCATAAAGAAGAAAACAATATCCTGTGGGGGGTAGGGGGGGAATGTGCCTGCAATCTATCTCTTCCTAGTGATATAGTTTTATATATTATTACTGTTCTATGTTATATCACGTTGATGGTTATATGTTAGGAAGTAATCCTTCAGATATAGGAGGTGGATATACAATCTGGAGTGAAGAAGAAGAATTTGACGATTTTGAAAATAAACAAAAAGTACATTTTTTTTCTAAAGACGTTCTAAAAAAAGGAATGACCAACAATGAAACTGAATTATTAGCTGTTTTGAACTGTGTAAGACTAGCAGAACCTCATAGTTTGATCTATACCGACTCGATGAATACTATTTATTGGTGTAAAAATGGTAAATCAAAAGCACGACCAGATCTTAATGAACTCCTAGAAGAAGCAAAAAGACTAATTGAAATGAAAAATATTGAACTTCTATGGATATGCCGAGATATGAACAAAGCAGGTGTATACAATGAGTATGTTTTGAAGCATAAATAAATATTTCCTTTACTATAAGCCATTTTATACTTAAAAGATAAAAGGACAAATAACATAAAATATAAATTTGTCAATCGAAAATAAAAAATCGACTTAACTTTTTTGCTCAAAATCATCTTAATATATATGAGGGTGTATATACAATCGAGATAGTACTCTGACATGGGATTATGATCCTTCAATGTTGCACCCTCTTCTATATTATGATACTTGAGATCTCAATAACACAGGAGAATAAGAGTAAAGAGCTTATCGCACAGATTTTTCGCAACCAAGAAAAACTAGGAACAACACGAAAAACGAACAAAGAACAATTACTAGAACAACTCTCTATTCTATTAGACTCTTACTTTACCTAAATTTAGCACACAATTAACTTCTAAGAGGTTTTTATCTCTTTTTGGTATAAACATAGCCAAACGATATAAAAGTTTCTTAAAACGCAAATAAACGAGAAATTTAAACAAGGTGGGTAGTAATACTAACCAAGTGAATTTTTATCTGGGGTAGAGCAGTGGTAGCTCGACTGTCTCATAAGCAGTAGGTCGTTGGTTCGAATCCAACCTCCAGACCCATTTTATTTACTTATAAACAAGTTATGAACATTATTGAATACATATTAACAAAGATAAACGGAAAGAAGTCAACCATTGTGGCATTATTAGCTCTTACTATCAGTTTTGCACAATCTCAAAGTTGGATAACGAATGATTGGGGAGTGTATTTGAACTCTTTTTTAGTGATTTTGGCAGGAGGTGCAAATGTTGTCAATGCTTCATTACTAGGAAAAGATAATATTAAGAAGTTCTTTATTGACGTAGAATAGTTTTTATTATATAATCCCATATAAAATGGAACTTACTGTTGAGCAAATGTTAGTTACCCGTAACACTCTCATGTTCACTGGAGATCGTGAACCAGATGGTAGACCAGTAAAGAGGTCGTACAATGGAGAGGAATTATCAGCCTATAATTGGTTTGTTAAGAACACCAAAACACCAATTGAAGATTACGATAAATTATATAAAGAGAAATTAGAGAAGATTGTTGAAGATAAGAAATCAAAACAAGAAAAAAAAGATGTACCAGAAACAACACAAGGATTAATTGATCATCAAATTCGTTCTGCTGCAATGCAAGAGTTAGATGATGATGAAGAATTAATTACAAAATTCCGAAAAGATAAACATAATATTGAGTTAAGCGACAAGACGGTATCGCTATTGAAGAAAGTATATTCTGTAGCAATATTTAATGAAAGTCATGAAGTCAATGGAGACCTTTACGAACTTTACACAAAATAGTATGCCAGTAAAACAGAAAATGATGAAGAATTTAAAAAAAGAATACGGAAAGAAAAAAGGAGAGAAAGTATATTATGCAATAGAAACGAAAAAGAAGAAAGTTAATAAATAGAGGTTCATACACTGCTTACTTAGGTAGGCAGTAATGAGATTCTATATGAGATATTAGGGCAGTAGGTTTTAGTCTACTACCTTATTTTTAATTATTATTATGGTATACGGAGAAGGAATATTACGGAAAGCAAAAGAATACTACGATATATATGCTAATGGAGGAAAGATTGGTAAATTTATTGTACCTACTATGGAAGGGTATGCTCTTTATATGAGTATTAATACAGACACAATATACGAATGGCTTAAAGATACCAAAAAAAAAGAATTTTCCGAAATCACTAGGATGTTACAAAATCTAAGGGCTCAAATGTTGCAGAATGAAGGGCTTCTTGGAACTTGGAACTCGAACATTACAAAGCTCTTGTTGAGTAAACATGGATATAGTGAGAAGACCGAGCAAGAGATCAATCTTAAAACACCAGAACCAATTTTAGTAAAATTTATTGATGGCAAACATAATTGAAATCCCGGTCGAGTACAAACGATTGTTTGATTCTGATTGGAGAGAGGCTGCTGTATATGGTGGTAGGTTTTCATTAAAATCTCATACAGTAGCAAGAGTTCTTCTTATAAGAGCTAGACAACAAAAAACCAGGGTTGCTTGTTTTAGAGAGTTTCAAAACTCTATAGCCGACTCATCATATCAATTATTGGCTGATCTTATCAATCAGTATGGTATGAGTGAGTTTGTTGTTACTGACAATGCAATTATTAGTAGCATCAATGGATCTGATTTTATTTTTAAGGGGTTGCACAGAAACGAACAAAGCATAAAGTCTATCGAAGGAATAGATATTGCATGGGTAGAAGAAGCTCAAACAGTTAGTAGTGAAAGTTTAGAAATTTTGACACCGACTGTTCGTAAGCCAGGTAGTCAAATAATATATACATACAATAGATTACGAGAAGATGACCCAGTACACCAGAGATTAGTTGTAGATGGAAGACCGAACACACTTATTATCAATGTAAACTACGATATAGCTATCAAGTATGGCATGATGCCAGAGAGCGTAAGACAAGAAATAGAAGATGATAGAATGCGAAGACCTTCACTTTATCGATATAAATGGCTAGGTGAACCAAGTGGAACAGAATGTAGAATTTATAGGGATTGGAATGTCATTGAGGATATACCACACGAAGCTCGTTTAGAAGGGTATGGATTAGATTTTGGATATACGAATGATCCGACGGCGATTGTTGCTGTATACCGATATAATGGAGGATATATCTTTGATGAGATTTGCTACCTTAAAGGAATGAGTAATAAACAGATAGCTGATACATTTCTAGCACTACCACGAGCAATTATAATAGCTGATAGTGCCGAACCTAAGAGTATTGATGAGATAAGAGGTTATGGATTGAATATTCTTCCTTGTCAAAAAGGACCAGATAGTATACGACAAGGAATACAGTTCGTACAGGATCAAAAAATCAGTATTACTAAGAGAAGCACAAACCTTAATTATGAATATCTTTCTTATCTCTGGCAAACAGATAAAAATGGAAGAACATTGAATATACCAGCTATAGGACAACGAGATCATCTTATGGACGCAGTGAGATATAAACTATCTTTTCAGCAGTCTACAGGAGATGGAGCAGTCAAAGCATTGTCCAGAAGACTAGAAGAATTAAAAATATCTAAAAAACATAATATACCTACTTTTACAAGAATATGATGAACAAGAATGACGATAAATTCGTCAAAACACCAACACAAGACGGAGTAAATGATACAGATGATGAGCTTTTTAAACATATTTCTACATTTGTTTCCTCGGCTCAAACAGTAATCAATCAAGAGATAGATGACTGGCTAGACGGCGAACAGATGTATGAAGATTGTTTTAATCCTGAAGATGATAAGGTTCAAAAATACAACCCATCTCTTCTACAGGATATTGTACAAAATAAGATAGATGAATTGAAGTTAGCTGACTATATTCTTAAAATACCTGATTCAGACGCAGTACATAGACAAATTGTTAAGGACTACATCACCTACATTGAAAACGAAAGCGGATTATACTCAGAAATTAGAGATGATGATAAAGGAGCATTAAGTTGGTCTTTATTGGGTAATTTGATACTTTGGTGGGGGAAAGCTAGTGACGCACAGATTAAGAAAGGAATACCTATTCAATTCCAATCAACAAGACTTTCACAAACATTCTTACCAGTAAACGTAACTCGTATTCGAGATTATAATGGAGAAGCTCTTGCAAGAGAAGCTATGGTAGTGTTCGAAGATCCATACTACGAGATTAAAGCAATGTATCCCGATAAGAAGAACAGTAAAATACGCTCTCTAACAGGAAAGAAGTTCAATTATGGTAAGTTACCACTCACAACAGTTACATCTTACTTACAACAAGTAGACACAAAAGATAACGATACAGAACAATATCTAACTCAACGAGGATACTATTATAATATTGATAAAGGAATATTCCGTGTGATAGTTGGATCAAACGCTACAATAGTAGAACAATACGATAATAATGATCCTAATCTACCTGATTATCCTTTCAAACTTGATGGAGTTAATTATCTTCCGTTTGAATTATTAAAATTCTACCCTGTAATGGGGAAACTATACGGAAAAGGGTTATACCATAAATTCGCAAAAATAGCTAGAAATGATGTTAGACGTAGAAACATGGCGCATCAATATGCAGAAGGGAATGTGAATCCTGATAAGTTCGTGCAAATGTCAGATGATAGATACGAGAATTTCTTAAACCAATTATCATTATCACGACAAGTGAAGGCAGAAGGAGATGATTCTTATATCCAGCTATCACAAGGTGAAGAAATAAAGCAAGGCGATTTAAGAACAGCACAACTCTCTAATGAGTTTGAGAGAATGTTAAACGACGACCTTCAACAAATAAGACAAGGTGGAATACTTCTACAAGACGTAGACTATCCAGCATCACAAACAGCAACAACTACGTTAGCTCTTGAAAAAAATAAAAACAGACTGATTAACCACGTTATAAGGATAAATGCAGGTTCAGCAGCATTCTTACGAAGAGTGATTGTACAATTTGTACAGGATTATATTTCAAAAACAAATAAAGCTCCAGTTGCAACCAACGCAACAGTTAAATTACTAGAAGCTCCAGAGAATGTTCAAAATCAAGCAGTTCAAATGATGCAACAAGGTACTACAGAGGAAGAAGTTAAGAAGTATATGTACGAACAAGGAGAAGAAGGAAACAAAGAAGGTAAGATAGAATATGTAACAGCTGGAGAAGTAGCTGAATACATTAAAAAGAAAGGTATATATGTACAAGCAGATTACTCTGCCTGGAACGATACAACCTACCAACTACGATTATTACAAACAGCTCTTGAGTTTGGTGTGGGTACACCAGCAGGAGCTAATATTCAGAAACAAATACTATCTCTGTTAGGTCAAGATGTCTACGCACAAGACCTGGAGAAACCAACAGAAGTGAAGAATTTACCTCCTATGGATAACCAATCACAAAATGCAGTTCAAGGACTTAATACAACGGCTAAGAACCTATTTAGATAATCGTTTCAACAGATTATCATATAACAGTCAAATCACAAACAATCAAGTTGATAAATGGGCTATTTGGTGGAAAACAAATAAAGAGGAATATATGAATATTCTTAGTATCTTACTATTCAAGAGGATTGAGATAGGGATAGATAAGGTTGAAGAAAAAGGATATAGACTAGGACTAGACGAATTTCGTAAACTAATGACATCATGTGAAAATGAATACGATAATAAGACACGAGAAGAGAACAAAAAAATAAAAATAGAACTAGATCGAAGAGATAAACTATCACGAAGTAAGATTGTTTAATGGTAGAGACGAGGGGTCATTCCCTCTACCCTGCTATTAAGTAGGATTTATTTTCTAAATTATTGGTATGTCTAACAATCAACAAGTTAGCGATCAAGATGATGTCGTCATAGACGAACTGGAGTCTGATACTACTAACGATGAGGTCGTGGACAAAGATGAACACGACACCGAAACTTCTGAAAAAGAAGAGGAAAAGAAAGAAACAGATCAAGAGCGTGAAGAGCGTGAGATCACAGAACACAAGGAACGTGTTTATCAAGGTATGATTAAGTCGGCATTGACTAAAGTAGCCACAGGCGAACAGTCAATTGATGAGATCAAAGACCTAAAACTAAGAGAGATTGTTCGAGAAAGATTAGCTGGATTATCAGTCAAAAAAGAGGTTATACCTCAGGAAGACAAAATAGTCGAGAAATTGAAACTTGAACTCAAACTTGATGGATTGGTGGAACAATTAGAACCAGAGTTCCAAAAAGAAGCTAGACAGGAATTTTACGAGCAAATTTCGCTCGGTAAAACAACTGAACAGGCTTTCTCACGAGTTAAGAAGGTTTACGATTTATTTACTCCAACTGAACGTGCACGTATTGAACAAGAACATGGACAACGAGTTCATAAGGTTGGTGGACTAATGGTTGAACCTGAATTGACAGATGAGGACTTGAAAGCTATTGAAGCCGCTCAAGCCACAGGATTATCTCTCACAAAAGAAACTTACTTAAAACACAAAAAGGCAGGATTACTTAATTTCTAATTTTTTAAACTATGGCTGCAATTTACAAAGGCAGTAAAGATGGTACACATCAAGTACTTGAAAAAGTCTTGTTGTATAACTCTTTGACCTTAGAAATCGGAGATCTCGTTGAAACAGCAACATACGGATACGGAAACGTGTCTGCTGCTGGTGCAATAGCTCTCGGATTTATCGTAGGTTTTTGCGACAAAAATGGACAACCTCTGGAAACAGGTCGTACAACCGCAGGAACTGCAAAATCTCCTTCTGTTACAACTGTTACGACAGCTGCAACAAACACAACAACTCAAACCTATTGGGCTTGGGTAGATACAAGCAAAAGTTCAAAATATTCTATCTCTGTTAGTGGTACATTGGGAACAACCAATGCTTCTAACTTACGAGGATGTAGAATTGACATTAACTCTGCTGGTGCTGAATACGGACAAGTTTTAGAAACTACAGCTACAAGAACAGCTGCAACAGACGCTAACTTATATTCCTATGGATTAGATCCTGAAGATAGTACACGTTTGATTGTTTCTATTGCTTTGAGTGAAACAGATCCTTCTAGTCCATAACTAGAGAACAAATTTTATATACATTATTAAAAAAATATGGCTATTGAAACTACAGCTACACTAGGCGACCGATTTTTGAAAGGCTTTTATGCCTCTCTTATGGAAGTCCAGAATCAAGCTGATGAAGCCTATGCACTGGCTATGCCTTCTGCATTAGGTGTTGAAAAAAATACATATACATCTCTTTTTAAGGAGAAGGTATCAAACAACGCACAAGACGTTGCTGTTTCCAAGACAGGTGTTGGATTATTGGAACTTACAAACGAAGGTGAAGACTACAAAGAAGACAATCGAGTCGCTGGATATCAAACAATTTTCCAGTATCCTGAATTTACAAAACGATTAACAGTTACACGAAGAGAACGAGAAGATCGTTTAATGGATGCAAAATTGGAAGAAGCTTTTGATCTTATGGTAGGTGGAAAACAAACAATGAACAAACATGCTTTTTCTATCTTCAATTATGCTTTTACTGCTCAGGCATCCTTACCAGCATATTTGACGTTCTACGGAGACGGTGTTCCTATGTGTTCTACTGTACATCCAATTAAGGCTTCTACAACTTCTACAACAACTCAATCAAATGCCAGTACAACAAGTATTGCTTTGACTGAAACAAACCTTGAAGTTGCTCGACAAGCTCTTAGACGACAATTAGATGACAAAGGACTCCCAATGTCAATTGGTTCTGGTTCTGTTATCTTGATTGTTCCTGATTCTTTAGAGAAATTAGCTTGTATTATTACAGGAAGCGACAAACGAAGCGGAACAGCAAATAACGACATGAACGTATACTACGGAGGTGTTGTTACTGTTATTTCTTCCAAATGGTTGAACGCTCAAAATGGTGGAAGTGATACAGCTTGGTTCTTGGTTGATGCTATGAAATCTCCTTTGAGATTCGTAACACGCCGATCTTTGGCTGTTGAAGCACCTTGGATTGATCAAAAGAACAAGAATGTCGTAACAGACATTTCTGCTCGATGGATTGTTGGTAACGTTGATTTCCGAGGAGTATGGGGAAGTAAAGGAGATTTATCTGCTTACGCTTCTTAGTTTTATTTGATCTAGTATTTTGACCTTACTGTAAGGGGTAAGAGGAAGGTTGTGGGCGGTTAAGTCCGCCCATAGCCAAATATATTACTAGATATTAACCTTAATTATTATGGGAGTTACAAATTTCGACATCGTACAAGCAAATGTGTTCCTTGGAGCTAATGCTGTTACACAAGGAAATGTGTACTATGTCAAACCATATTCT